AATTCTTGGGTGCTTTGTGTGTATATATGTGTGTGTGTGTGTGTGTGTGTGTGTGCGTGTACAGGGTTTTAGTTTTTTATTTACGGCTTGTTTTGAGCTGGTATGCGTTTTCTATATTAATAATAGAAATGCCGACACGACGACGCAGAAATTTATCAAGGCGAAAAAGGGGTGGTAATGGTTCCCCGGTATTATATGGGGATAAAATGACTATGGGTAAATCTGTAGGGTACAACGGGGAATTTTATGGGAAAATTGTTGTTAAAGAAACGGGCGAATCAGTTGACCAGGATGACTTTGAATATGATGAAAATGGTGAATTGAGCAACGATTGGGACTTTATATACGACACTATGGATGGTCACTTTGACAAATATTTATTGGACACTTTTACACAAGCCGAGCTCAGGACCATAAATGAAAATAGTGATTACATGTTTTATCACGGGTTCGGTGGTGATGAAGGCGATGGCATTTTTAATTTCTTTTCGCCTAAAAAAATCCCTTTGCCACCCCCTATGGAGTTTACTGCTCCTGGGACCGGTGAAACCTATGTAATGAGTTTTGCGTTACATTGAAATTTGTTAATCTTGCTAGTTATGCGTGGTACTGTAAAGTGCCTCGAAGTTGTCCGGGTGAGCACAGTTGTTTGATTTAATACCATTTATTCAACTTATATTTTGCAGTTTTTATATAATATAAATTATAAAATACCTCAAATTTTTCAGATCAAACAACCCTGCTCACCTTTAACTTCGGCACTTCAATGTACCTGTAAAAGTAAGTTGGAGCAAAACTTTCTAAAAGTGCCCGGTTCAAATGTCCGTTAGTCTATTCGGACAAGCACAATTGTTTGTTATTTGCTCTCAGACTATTTTTTCCGAATTAATTATCTAATTATACTATTCGTATACCAAAATTATATATTTTTTCTTTTATACTTACAATTACATGTGACAAACCCTTACTGTTATTAACTACGATCCCTTTTGTCCATTTATATAATCGCAATTTTATAACGCTTTTACGTTAGTTGTCCAGTAAATATTTTCCTAGTACAATATAATGGAAATAATGAATACACGTTTAACAAAAATGGATAATTATAAAATCGAAAATTTAACAGGAATAGCAAAAAAAATGCGATTGGTTTATTAACGGGAACCAAATATTAAAATCAAATTATGGAGAACCCACAACAATATTTTTGAGTGCATTTAGAGGCAATTCTAGAATAAAAAATTTAGTAAAAAATATACTTCCAAATTTAAAATTGTGTTTTATACTTATAATCGCTTCTGAAGATTATACGTTTCCCACCGGTAAGAGTGATTGCCGAAACAAACTATACTAAGATTGCCAATTTTTGATAGATAAATTATTAGCGTCAGATTTATTAGTACATATATTTGTGGAAAATTTAGACATAAAACATCCTAAAATGAGCCCTATTCCATTAGGATTATTGAAAAACAACATTAGCATTGATAACGACGATTTTCATAAAATCGATTTTTCAATTAAAAATACATTATGTTTCATACGTAATAGAGTACATGATGATGGACATCAATGGGATGATAGAAAAAAGGCATTTACTTTGTCAAAAAATGAATGGGGTGATTTTGTAAAATGTATAGATAAAGAAATTACGCACGAGGAATTTATAGAAGAAATTAAAAAATCGAAATTTTGTTTATGTATTCATGGCGGGGGATATGATCCTTGTCCTAAGTTTTTTGAATGTATTTAATATGGAACTATACCAATTATTCAACACTCCCCTTTAGATGATGCATTTAGTAAATTCCCAGTAGTATTTATTGGCGACCTTGATAAAAAGGAATTATCAAGGGATTTCTTATTACGCAAATACGAAGAATTGAAGGTGTTTTATAATGGTGATAGTAGAAAAGATGTATTGAGGTTATTAACACTTGACTATTGGTGGAATTTAATGTTAGATAAATTAAAGACAGCCGTAAACAAGCCCTCTGAAAATATTTAAGCATTTATAAAGACATTATGAAAACATCGTCTTAATACAAATTTAAACCGGAGTGTATATCTGTTTTTACCAAATGTGCCACAATATGAACAAATTTTACTTTTGGTTTGCCTTTACCGGCCTGTGCCGAACTTAAGTACCTCTTAATGGGGTATAACTTCGCACGGCCTTAGCTGTGAAGTGCAGTAAAGTTAAGTACACCTCCTTTAAGAGAGTGTACTTAACTTTACGGCACTTTCACGGCGATGGCCTTACAAAGTCGTACTCTTTAAGCTGTAGCGTGAAGTGCCGAAGTTAAATACTCCCCTTTTTTGAAGGGAAGTACTAAACTTTATGGCACTTTCATGGTGGCGACCGTGTAAAGTTTCACCCCAAAGGGGTACCTAACTTCGGCACTGGTCGGTACCAAACTTCGGCACAAGCAGGTACTTAAATGATTGGTTGATTAATATAAATAATGACTAATCTCAATATCTATATTATTTATCATAAAAACGTTTATAACGAAAATACTGCTGGGTTTTCTGATTTGGATATCTTTACATGGGTTGCTGTTAATGAAGCGATTGCGAAGGTCGATGATGAGTGGATTCCTACGGGGCGGCTACTGGAAGAGTGGGCTATGCCAGTTTACAATCCACTAATGCAAATGAGTAACTTTTACCAGAATAGCGTCTTTTTCCATCTTTATTGGAATCCAGATTTGTTGTCATCTAAGTATGTAGGCTTCGCACAGTATGATATGGCCTTTGACCGTAGTGGATTACAGGGTATTATTAATGGACTGGAAGGTGATGTTGGAGATAAAATATTTGGTGCCTATCCTTTTGAGTTTAACGCAATTTACGGGGTTTTGGGGCCTCAGGATTGGACAGACTGTTTTATGAAGCCATATAACAACTATTATGGAACGTCTCATAAGCTTGAGGATATTTCCGACGTGCCACTGCTTTTGCTACATACGTTTATAATGCCTAAATGGTTCTTCCTTAATATGATGGGTTTTGTTGATAAAATGTACGTGGGGGTTCTGAGAGCCTTAGGCTGGAATAGTCGCCATCTTGCGGGGACGCTGGAGCGGGTATTTGCTTTATGTATAGCGTTCGGAATTAAGGAAAATAAGTTTCGGATGGTAGGCCTTTGGCCTGGCGTAAATCATATTGATTCGCAGCACACTGGGGATAGTCTTCGTGGCATTAGCGTCGGGAAGGGGTTTGAATACCGGCCAGTGCCAAAATTAGATACCACTTAATGGGGTACAACTTCGCACGTCCGTAGCTGTGAAGTGCCATAAAGTTAAGTACACCCCTCTGAAAGGGGTGTACTTAACTTCGGCACTTCATGGTAGAGTCTTCATGTTTGGAATTAATCCCAGCTTGTGTGGTAATTCCTTTGGCGATATAGGAAGAGGTTTTAACGGTACATTGGAATACTGACCGATAACCTTCCATCTTGGATTTACAATCATTTGCTACGATAACCTAAGCTTTTCTCAGGCTACTTAAAAAATAAACGATTTATTACACCCGCACCGATTTTAATCGGGTGGATAAGTTGTCAGTGCGTGATGAAAATGATACCTAATTAACAATAATCCGCAAACGAATTATTTTTAAAACGCTCATTTAAAATCCGTACCGGTCTAAATATAAATATTCGTTTTGACTATCAAAATAAATTGTTTTTATAATATTAATAATGAAATCGTGTATTGCTGTTTTGACAAGAGGGTATATTAAAACAAATAGATATAAAAATTTAATTAAAAGAAATAGGCACATTGGTCGCAATTTAAAAGATAAATCTATTGATATTTTATTTTTTCATGAAGGTAATATTACAGAAGAACAGCAAATTTTTATTAAAGGTCATACACCGAATCTGAATATTAAATTTATTGACATATCACCTATTGCCTTTAATCCCGGTAAGAAAAATATACCTGCTAAAATAATTCCACAATGGGTTTATCTGAATTTAGGCTATAGGCACATGTGTTCATTTTGGTTTGTTAATTTTTTTGAAGCGGTGAAAGAGTATGATAAAATGTTGCGTATTGACGAAGACTGTTACATAAATAGCAGTATTGACGAAATATTTTCACATTTAGATAAATATACTTTTATTACCGGCTTAGTAGATAGTGATAGTGATTTTGTTACAGAAGGATTAAATAAATTTTCGTTAGATTTTTTAGATAAGTATAAAGAGGATTACTTTTTCACAAATAACGGTTCTAAAAAACCTGGTGGACCTTATACAAATGTGATCGGATTCGCTTTGGAGAAAATTAGAAATAACGACTTATTTCAAAAATATCGCATCGCCGTTGATGAAAGTAATATGATTTACGAGCGTAGATGGGGCGATCTGCCTTTGTGGGGTGAAGTCATTTATTACATTTTTGGCGTAGATTCAATGAAGGTTGATTCAAGTATTAAATATTTTCATGGTAGTCATGAAGTATTAGTCAATTAATTGATTTGGTTTCTGGAGCAAAACTTAATCAACGTGTCCGTTTCAAATATTCATTGATCTAAGGTGTTGTTTGCGTAAATGCTACTGCGTCTTGAACCGTATCTAAAATCTTCACGCCCGCCTGTTCCATTAGAGCAAGCTCCTTTGCGGAACTGTCGTTTGCAACTCCACGCGTTGCCTGGCGTGCTACGCACGTTTTGAAGCCGTGCTTTACAGCATCCTTTGCTGTTGCTGCTACGCAATAGTCAAACGCAACACCACAGACTACGACGTGTGTAATTCCAACCGCCTGTAGACTTTTCAGTAGCGGGGTCATTTCAGAAACACCGTCGACCGAGCCAAAGCCACTGTAGGAGTCTACGTGTGTTTTCAGTCCCTTCATAATCATTACGGAACCCACGCCCATTGTTAGCGGTGGATAAAGTTGCCAACCCGGACTGCCAACTATACAGTGCTCGGGCCACATCATCTGGTTGGTTCCACCAGGTAGCTTGAAATCCTTGAATAACGTTGACCCAGGATTGTTTACTGCAAATGAAACGTGATTCGGCGGATGCGTGTCCATTGTAAAATATGACCACAGCTTATCGCCCCAGCAAGTGCGAAGGGCGTCCCGTAGTGCTTCTACGTCGGGCACGACAGTATCGGCGTCGTTCACGTAGAGCGAACCGTTCTTATCACAAAAGTCCGTTTGAACATCAACAATAATTAGGGCGGGAATGGACATTTTACTGTGTTTTTACCATTTTTGCAACTAGGTGTATGGAATCAATTTTTTGTTTGCCCGGATAGGTACCCCTTAATGGGGTACAACTTTGCACGGCCGTAGCTGTGAAGTTCCATAAAGTTAAGTACACCCCTCTAAAAGATGGTATACTTAAATTCGGTACTTCACAGTGATAGTTCAAAAAGGGGTACCTAACTTTGGAACTTCATTGTACATGAACGTATAAAAGACTTTATAATACCTTAGTGTTTTTACTTAAAAGAAATCAATTAATAGTAGTATAAAATGGTAGAGGTTGTCGTTGAAAAAGTGGCTGATTTGATTAGTGGAAATTACCCGCATACATTTAATTACTGGATAAATAGTGGTTTTTTGGCTGAATCTGACTTTATTAAAATATATCAGGAAAATTGCGAATATAATAATAATACCCTATCAAACGCATTAAATCTTGCTTACGCACTATCTACATATGCGTCAGTCTCGGACGATCGGATTTTGAAAGATTACCTGGTGTTTGCTGAAACGTTTATACGAAAACAATTTACAAAGACAAGCACTTCATAGGTGTTAAAAATGTAAGGGCTTCACCGACGCATCGTTGGTTGTTCGGATTTTCTTTTTTTGTTTAGGTATTTTATGAGTTATAATATGTAAGAATTACATATTATAACTTGAATAAATAGTATTATACTGCCGGTCATTTCATTCTGACGGTTGATAGCTATCGGTCATATCAAAAGAGGACACGATTTCTTCGCATTTCGCTACCGGCCATTACCTATCCGGGCGAGCAGAGTTTGATTTAATGCCATTTATTAAATCAAACTCTGCTCGCCCGGATAGGTTGTCTTATTTAAATATAAAAACATATATATAGGTAAAAAAAAACAAGCATGTCTATAAAATATAGTTTGAAAGATATTAGTTATTTGGCAGATAAATTACAATCAAAACTTAATATGTTATATTTAAACACAGGTATAAATGCGATCTTGTTTATAAGTACGCCTAAAAATGGCATGGAAAACCGCATTGCGGAATTTGACGACTATGTGGCGAATTACGATGGATACGTTTGGATGCTTGTGCTTGAATTAGAAATAATTAGATATCCTGACGGTCGCATATATAAGTCATATGAGAGGCGTATGCGTTCTAATGAAATAGAGATTCTTGGGCAGTTGAATATGAAAAATACGCAGGATCATATTATGAAACCGCCGCAATACACTTGGAAAGGAGTAACGCGGTCGGGTGACATTGTGATATTTCTTATATATGAAGATGGCGAAGTTCAGCGTACGCCATGCGAGTTTTCAGACAATTCTGACCAATTAGAAGTCATTGAAAAATTGGTTAAAAACCACTTTGAACATCCATTTGTGAGAAACTCTCAGCGAATGGATATTATTAAAATGGAGTTAGTTCAGCGGATAAATAGGCCGTAGATTTTTCTATCAGCCAGTATCGAAGTCGTGCCCCTAAATGGGGGTACAACTTCGGCACAGGCCGGTACTTAACTTCAGCAGTTTATGGTAACGTTTTGTTTCCGGTTTCTTATAAAGCCTTGCGAGTCTGTTTATTACGTCCCTCTATTTTCTTATCAAGTTCAACCGGGTTGTACATTTTTTGGCCACCGCATTTTTCAATAATTTTTTCACGAAGATAAGATACTAAACTTATGCGTTGCGAAGATTCATCTTCGGGTTCCATTGGCGAATTGCCGTGAACCTGGTGTACATCCATTGCTAAGAAATCGCCATTTCTACAATCAACGGCTACACCGTATTGTGGAAATCCAGTGTAGGCACCTTTATATGGTGCTCCACGTTCTATCACAACTAGATTACCAAAGCCGGTCGGCCAGTCGCCTTTATCGGTGTGTGCCGCCGTGCGGAAATTTAGATTTGTTGTGATTGTTGAAAAGGACACCATTCTCTATTAGATATTTGTGATCCATCCCAATTTGTAACCGTTTGTTCTGGTTGAGTTCTTATTAATTGAATTGGACGACATTGAAAATACTTTAATT